ATACATACGAACAGCGATTACGCCAGCGAGTAGGAGAGGCTGAATATGGTAGACATAAAGAGCTTGTCCGCTTGCTGGCTCGCAACCTTGCTTTAGAAGATGTCTTATGGGATGAGATATCTGAAAATCTTAAAGATATAAGTTTAAGGACAGAACTTTTACGCCAAAGGAATTCTATTGTAAGAGATATACATACAGAATTCAGGGCACTTAATATAGAAATACCTACAGTAGTAGAACGACGTACTGAAGGGTTTAGTAATTTCTTGGAGGATTTAGTAGATGACTCTAGCAGTGAAGGACGAGACGACAAAACTAAAGTTAAGCCTGACGGGTAAAGCAGCATTCGATTCTTTAGCTCTCGAAGATGTATTCGAGAAGTGCAGATTGGATGAAGTTAAGATGGCTCAATTAGTCGATAGCTTTTGTGAAACCTATTTAATAGATGGTAAACAGAGAACTCTAAAATTAAGGCCTATGCAGAAAGAGATAATAGTTAAATCTCTTACACATAGAGAGAATGGAGCTCAACGTAAGTTAGCGGTATTGGCTCCAAGAGGCAGTGGTAAATCTTACGCACTTGCTATAGCTGTAACTATCTATATGTTTTTCAAGCGCTTCAGGGACCTTATATTTATTTTAGCTCCTTCAGAAGACCAAGCCGCTCTTATATTTAATTATGTCTATAGAAACTTCAAGGATAATGCATTCTTGGATTCCTTAATAGATAATTACAAATTTCATAACAAGCCCCATATACGCATGAAGGGGGGCACCTTAATGCGCAGGGCTCCATTAGCGCCTAGTAACCAAGGGCAAGCTATTAGAGGACAACACCCTACATTATGTATAGTTGATGAGTCCCCTCTCATCAGCGATAATCTATTTATAGATAATGTCGAACCAGCGATAGTTTCAAATAAGGCGCCCTTCATAAACTTAGGTACACCAAAGTCAAAAGATAATCACATGTATCGTTACTTATATGATGATGCGTATGCAGATACTTGGACAAGATTAACATATACTTGGCGTGATGCAGTGAAAAAGGGAGATGCTTATGCACCCCCTTATTCCGAAGAAGAAATGTTAGAAAAGATGTTAGAATGGGGGGAAGACTCCATATACTGGCGAACTGAATATGAATGTGAGTTTGTAGAGAGCGTATCGAATATTTTCAATCCCGAAAAAATAAAAGCGTGTTTCCATGATTGCAGCATCTATACCCCCGAAGACATCCCGTTACAAAACAACGAACCAAAGATTTCGGGAATCAGCTTATCTGTTGATATCGGTAAATCTGTTAATTCTACTGTACTTACTGCATGGGCCACTGTTAGAGGTGAAACGAATACTGTTGCACAATTGGTATATATGGAAGAGATTAACCCTCGAACTGGTGGACACGATATCCCATATCAACGTCAACGTATCATGGACGTTGCCACTGAATTCAATGTTGATAGGCTTATTGTTGATTGTACTGGTATTGGTGGCGCTATTGAGCAAGACCTCAGAGTAGCCTGTATACAAGCTTCTCCTCAAATTCATTTCGTACCCTTTATATTTACAGGAGGACCAAGAGGTTCTAAGACACAGATATATAGAGACTATGTTTCTTTTGTACAGCAGCAAAGGGTGGTTGTTCCTAACCCTGATAAATTATTACCCCATAAGAAAAGATTAGTTCTTAAGTGGTTTAGGGAACATATAGATTTAGAATATACTATGGATGCAGCAAATAAAACAGAGAAGATATCTGCACCCACAGGGAAACATGATGATTATTGTGATAGCTCAGCAATGGGGGTTCATGCAGCTTTAAGTATGTTGCCCGGAAGTGCTACCATAGGAGCGGCGCGCATAGGAAGTGAAGCTCCAAGAAGCCATTCCTCTAACTTAGGAGGATATTCAAATAGTACTTTATTTACGACAAAAGCACGTAAGCCCGGAATTAACAAGGGGTTTAGGTTATGACGCAAGCTTTATATAGTCGATTCAAAGTATATAAACAACAGGACTAGCCATGTCTATAATTGATACAGTAAGAAGAAGATTTGCCAGTACTGGCAGTACTCCTCCCTTTAAAGAGGATGACCCAGTTAGTTTTGGTGCAGGAGTAATCAAAAGATTAAAACTCTCCAATGACTATGCGGGGTATGGAAGAAACCAGAAAAAATACGAAGCCCATCTTGGGTCTCCTATGACTTACATGCAAGTCTACTTATCAGACCCTTTGGTAAGAACTTTAGTAGACCTTCCTTGCTTATACGCAGTTAAAGATAATTTCGATATAGTAACTGACGATGATAAGTTAAGAGAAAGAATAGAGGTAATGTTTAGGGATATCAATATAGAACAAACGTTATACGGTTGGTTACGAAACGCAAGAATTTTTGGAACGGGTTATATAGAATGGACTAGTGACAATCTAGTTCTTCGTTCGTCTCAAAATATGTTCGTGCAAAGAAATGAACATGGACAAATAATGTATTATTACCAAGATACTGGAGATGATGAGGAAAATGTCAGATTTGAAGAAGATGAGATTGTCGAGCTCAAAAATAACGTTTTTGACGATTATGCTTATGGACTTAGTGATATTCACCCTATTCTTTACTTGGTTGACCTTAAGGATTATGCAGAAAGAGATATCGGAGCTGCCCTTAATAAATACGCTACATCTAGGTTTGATATATCTTGTGGTCTTCCCGACATGCCTTATGGCCCTGACAAGATTAATGAAGTGGTCGATGCGTTTAACACGCTAGCCCCCGGTGAAGATATTATTCACGGTAATGATATACAGATTAAAGAATTACAAGGAACACAGAGAGCTTTTGAATATGGAAAGTATACAGATGATATTATGGCTAAAATCCATATGGCTCTAAAAGTTCCAATGACTATGTGGACAGACCCAGAAAAGGCACGTCCAATTTTTGAACCTTACGTTCGCTATCTTCAATCAATGGTTGAAGGAGCTTTAAATGCACAACTTATGCCTCAATTAGAAAATGGAGAGGCTAGATTCAAGTTCAGACAAATTAATGTTAACGACGCATTCACTAAAGCCAAGACAGATATGATATATCTATCTGAAGGTGTATTATCACCGGGCGAAGTTCGAGAAGAGAGAGGTCTTGACCCTGAAGGAGTAGCCGAATTAGATATGGAAACTTCTGAGGATATTAAAGCTTCTCCTATAAAGAAAGAACAAAGTGATAAGAATGCAAACATCTCTGGTGGAAAGAATACAGATAAGAAAGAGGAATCCGCTAGAGCTCAAAATAGGGGGAATAAACCCTCCGCCAACGCAACAGGAGATAGAAAATGACGTATGACAACTGTGTAAAGACTGTTAGCAACACGCTAAAGAGACGTGGCCAAGAAAACCACGAAGAGGTTGCAGCCGATATGTGTGATATGTGGGCTGGCCAGAATGGTGTAGAGCGGGAATTTGGAAAACAGGTTTCTACTAAACCAGTACAAAGGTCATTCGCGTTAAGCGTAGGTGAAAATGAAGATATTACATTTTCTAATAATGACGGAGTAGACACGGTTCAATTCCCCGTTATCGCTATTACATCCGGAATTCATGAATATGAAGCGGATGATACTAAGCAAAAGGTTTATATAGAGCCTAATATATTAAAGACTAATATAGAAGCTTTCAAAGAGCTTCCTATTTACTTTAACCATCAAAGGACGCCTGAGGATTTAATCGGCATGGCTACTGACCCTGAGGCATTCGAGATGGAAAATGGAAAGACGGGAATTAAAATGTCCGCATCTGTTTCTAATAAAAACAAACACGGACAAGAAGTAATGAATAAAGTAAAGGATGGAGATATAACTCATGTCAGTATCGATTGGTTTTCCAATGATGTTGATGTGATGGGTGACACTTATGCCACTAATATCCGTCCAACAGAGGTAAGTTTCATTGATAATGAAATTATGGAACCCGTCTGTAAGGAATGTACAATTGAAACGAAATGTGGAATACATG